CGACGACGGGGCGGTAATACAAGCCTTTCGGCAGCAGTAGCAGGGATTTGACCAGTTCGGCGAAATCGTCTTCGGTGATTTGTCGCGGGTTGTGCTCGCTGGCATTGAGCGCGCCAACCTGCATTTCGATAGTTTGCGGAATTTTCATAGGCCCGGTTGCGTTTACTCTGTATTGGTTACCAGCACAAAGATATGTAAAAAGCGTGTAAATAATACACGCTTTCGGGTAAGATTTTATCAGCGATCAGACTTTCGAAATTCGGTCGCTGCATTTATCAATGAAGCACACGGATTCCTGATGCAGTTCGCACCAACCCTGCCCCTCGTCGTCTTCGTCAGCGAAAAGGGCGCAACTACCGCAACCGACAGCGCGCATCTTGTCGCAGTCCTCCTTGCAAGCGGCGGCACATTCCGGGCACAGAATCACGTCGCCGCGGGTAACTACAAACCCGTCGCAATCGGGGCAGCCCATATTCTCGCAGTTTTCGCACTGCACAATTTCTTCCCCACATTTGGGGCAAGTCGCGGTCGTTTGTTTTTTGTCCATCTTTATTTTGGTTTTGAGTTATTAAGGGCGGCATTCATTTGCCGCAACATTTCTTGTATTTCAAACCACTACCGCATGGGCACGGTTCGTTGCGGCCAATCTTCTCTCCGCTTCGAACGTATGTCCTGCCACCTCCGTTGGCGCATCGTTCGCAGATGGGACGACAATAACCGTCGTATTTGTAAATCCTCGGGCGGCCGCAGATGGCACACCGTTCCTGTACGGTAGTTTCCGGGGCAATAGCTTTGTTATTCATTGTAATAAGAATTCAAGTTCGGCGATTTGTGCGTGTTTGAGCTGCGCGCCTGCACGTGTCAGATACTCTTTTTTCTGCTCTTTCAATTTGTAGCGGTCGGCAGATGCGGTGATTCGATCTACCTGTCCGCGCAGCTGGTCGAGCATCATTCGTATACCCTCTTCCGGGGTTGCCTCGACAAAGCGGATAAGGCGGCGCAGGTGGGCGATCTCGTTGTTATGGTCGCCGATCATGCGGCGGATCTTCTTGCTGCGTTTTGCATCGGCCTCTGTTACCCCCCCCGAACCGACCATATTTTTTCGTCTTCGCTTCGGAGTGCTTCGATGGCCGCGATTTCGTCGCGGATAAGTCTGTTAAGGTCTTCGACTGTTTTCATTGTTATTGACGATTTGATTGATAGATGTATTCGATGGCGTGTTTTGCCGCTTCGATCTTCCCGCGAGCGAATGAATAGATAACCTGCCTATCCGGGTCGAATGTTTCGACGAGGGATTCGAGTGCGGCCAATAAGTCGGGTGCAGCGGCGAGCAACCGGGCGTTTGCCTCGACGCGATGTTCCGGTATCGGGCGCGGGTTATTGCGCAGTACCTCTGCGACGGGAGCGCAGCCGACAGCGTCGCCGGAAATCGAAACGATGGTATATTCTACGACGCCGTTTTTGTGTTCGTGCCCGTCGACCCGCCACGGGCCGGGCGTTCCTCTGAATTTCGGGTTGTGTGTTGTCATTGGTCACCTCCTTTCATCAATTCGGGGTTATCGTGGATATTGCCAATGACTTTCAGATCATTAAGGCAATTCAGGATATTGCGCACACTCTCGCGTCCGTCTTTGGTTGCAAACTTATTGATTACAACAGTTGCCTGCTCATTCGTTCGGAACTCAACGCGCCCTTCCTCGATATATCCTGTGCGATCCATCCGGTGCATGAGCCAATTTATAATGTCGCCCTCGTAAATCTCCTTGCCGTTCTTGTCTTTCAGCCCCGTGTACTGACCGACGGTGGCTGGATCTACTTCTCGGACAACTAAACCAGCTTTGTAGGGTATAATTTGATGCGCTATGCTTCGATCTCTGTTTTCGGCTTCTATATAGCTGCCGACTACCCACTCCCCATTGTCGAGGCGTTTGCCTCGGAATTTAATTTCTCTCATTGCTTTGCTGTTTTAATAGATTGATGATTGATTTTGTGTCGTCTGATTTTCCCAAATGCTCGCTCGATCTCTTCGATGGATGGCGGAACTATCGGGCGTGCACAGGTGATTTCGTCCCGTGGTTCGTTATTTGCCGGACGCGCCATGTACCAGCGTATTTCCGACTGAAATTCCTCTAACGTCCGGCAGACGACGTGTCTGTTTCCGTTCGTGATTGTGAGCGAGCGCCATTCGATTTGTGCGTCCGATAGGGCGGAACGTCGGTCGGTAGTCTTCATTTCGATACATAGGGCGTTGAAGCCTCCGCGTCCGAGCAGCAGGATAAGGTCGGTAACGCCTGCGGTTACGCCCTCTGCTTTCATTATCGCGGCTTCCGTGCGGCTCCGTGCGCCGCCGTTCGGAACGGCGAACAGGAGTTTGCCGACGGCGGGGTATTGGAGCCGGAACCAACCAACGCACATTCGTTGCATGTGCGATTCAACGTGTCGTGTCATAATCAAAATAGGGTTAGTTGTTTGAACGCCGTTGCACGGCGCTGATCGTCGATTTGCTTGATGATATTCCGAATATACGGGGCCAACGTGCTGTCTTTGATGAACCCGTCTTCGTCGTCCTCATTGTCGAGATTTGACCGGGAGCGACCGGAACAGTTTGCCAATTCACGTTCGGCTGATTTGCGGGCATCGAGCAGGGCGGCAAGAATTGCGGCGGCCTCCGTTGGGTATCCCTTTTGCACATCATCGACGAATCCGACCCCGACGTAATGGCCCGAATTGTGCAAGTTGACATCCAGCCCATAATCCCAGCGTCCGGTTGGCGACTGCGCCGTTTTAACCTCCACGACACAATGGGTGTTGAATAACCGGACAGGTCTGTTAGGCGTTAGGCATACGTCGTGAATGTTGAAATCGAAACCATTATGCGATAACACCACGAATTCACTGCTATCCTGTCGGGCTTTTTCGTGGCTTTTAATCCACGCGCACCACTCTTTGAACGTAAACTGTTGCCCGGTGCATCGGCAGGTGTGATGAATGTCTTTCATGGAAAGTTGTGATTAAAAAAGTTTTAGCTGTTGTTCTTCTGCATTCATCCGTTTTTCGACCTCCTGCACGGTAAGGCCGTATTTGAATCCGTAGCTGCACAAGTTCGGCGTATGGCTCAACTCGACCAATTC